GTCTGACAGATCTTCCCATTCGATCACAGTCATCCCACTGGCTGTTTCTGCACGGATTCTGTCACCTGTCAGATCTTCCAGGGAATTGATCAGGTTGCAGGTCAGTGCTGATACCGCAGCACAGACACGATCGATACCATCTGGACTCTTCTGGCAGGCATGACCGTTCATGCAGATGCTGCGATCTGTTATTTTGATTGTTATCATAAATTCTTTACTCCTTTGACTCTATGATGGTTACTGTTCCTTCAAAGACTCCAAAATTTGACTGCTGTTGGAATGTATGGGTTTCAGCAATATCCTCATTAGTCATTGGTCTTGTAAGGTACCATAAAGAATTATCTTTCCAGGTAATTTCTTCCAGTTTCTGATTTGGCTCAAGCTTTATCGTTGTCTTCCCACCATAACTTTTCGTGGCGGTCTGGCATCCAGTTAAACCTGCTATCAATATGCTGATAGCCGTTAATACTGCTACTGCTTTCTTTTTCATTACCGGCCTCCTAAAAATAAGTACAAAAATACCACCGGTCATTTCGACTGGTGGCAACTATTCAAACTCTTTAAATTTAATTCCGTTTTTGCATTCCTCTTCATAACCAGAAAAAATTACATCCTCCGGTATTCCATCTGGAAATGCTTTACAAGTCATCTCTTCACTATTTTCATTGAAATTACTGCACAGCATACACTTTGGCAATGTCATTCTAAACCCTCCGCCAATGAAGGATATATTTTCTGATAAGTTTTCTTGCTTCATCTGGAATCCACTCTCCGTTTCTATACCTAACAAACGCCTCCGCTAAGCACTCTCGACCGTCTTTGCTTCTATCTGCATATCCTGAAATTCCTGCTATGAACTGCCTTCTTATTTTTTCATTTAACTCTATATATTCCACTTCTGATACGCAGTTCTGAAATGGCATTATATGCGCCATTTCATGCGCAATGTAATCTTCAAAATTCTTTCCCGCCATTACACCATCATTGTACCATCTCGGCATAATAGTTTCAACTTTTCTATAATCTTGTTTGTAATTCAAAACAAGTCCATGTCTCAGCATTCCATTTTCATCCAAGTAAGCACCTGTTGCAAAAATATCATTTTTCTTTAGTTTTCCGCCTTTAATAGAATCTAAGTAAATCACGTATTCCGAATCCAACTTCTTTATCGCCGCATTGATTTTCGCTTCAATTTCTTTGCTCAAACCTGCTTTCTTAGCAACTGTGTCTGGAATAGAAATTCTCATTTTCAGATCATACTGACTCGGTGCAATTCTTCCTCGTCCATCAATATAAATCCGCTCTCTTTCCTCTTTCAGCCTCATTTTCCGAGAAAACGCCGCATATTCATCAAGCTGTCCCTGATATTTGGCTTTTTGGAGCATAACTTCCTGCCGATCAGCACCGCCATCCTGAATCATCTGCACTTTCTCACGCTGTGCCCGCATTGCTGTCTCCATCTGGCGCTGTCTCTGCTTTGCCTCGTACAGAGTGTACTCTTTGCCCCGGAATTCTTTTGGCTTGCTTTCCTTCCGGTTCTGAGCTTCCAGCCATTCATCTGACCAGTTACGCTGTGAAATGCCAGGAAAGAATGGGTAATAAGTATGATAACAGTTGGCTCCCAGAAGTCCTGTCACTGTACCAAGTCCACAGACTGAGTACAATTGTTCTTTTGTCCAGACCTGACCTTGCCATACCGCATGAGTAGGACGGGCCCCGGCATGCCACTCAACCTCAAAATACTCTGTTCCGAGCTTCTTGGCATTGTAGTCTGCTATTTCTCCGGTAAGATTCGCCACACCAGTCATGACCGCTCTTCTGGCAGCCACTTCTACTCGGCTTGCATATCCGGATCCGTATTCAATCTTCCGAAGTCCACTGTTCGTCAGCTGCGTAACCACACGGCGCAATACACTGCCATAGTCAAATGCTCCGGTCACAATATCAAAACAGGCATTGTCCAGATAATTGGTATAAACCTGTGACAGCGGTGTTAAAACCTTTCTGCCATTATAATCCAGGTAAAATCCAAGTGACTTCGTTACATTCTCCAGATCTTCCAGACTCTGCTGAATGATCGCATCTGTGATCTGCTGCAGTTGCTTATTCTCTTCATACGGGATAAACTCTGCATTGATCTGTTCATAAATGTCCTTGTTCCGGACGTATTCCCAGTCGATCACTTTATCATACAACTCAAACATCTCCGGATAAGACGCATCCAGTGTTTTCTTGATCTCTCTTTCGATATCCTCGGAAGAATATCCCAGAATCCGTAAACGGTTAATCTGCCAGTCAGCTGTACTGGTGATCTCGCCGGTCTTTTTGATCCGCCGGGCAATGTCCTGCAGAATCCGTTCTTCCAGACCTATGTACCGCGCTGCAATCTTATCGGTAACCTGATCTTTGTATTCTTTTCGCATCCTACTCCATCACCTGATTCTGCTCTGGCAGATTCTTCTTTGCCTGTTCCACTGTTTCACCGTACCATTTTGCACGGTATTCTTCGTGCCGCATCACGCCCATGCTGACATCCTGACGGTCCTGCTGACGCTCTGCGCCCTTATCCTCAATGATAGAATCATCAAAGTCAATCACAATATCTGTGTTCTGGTCCAGTGTATTTCCTGTCACAATACCGAGCCGGATAATGATTCTGACCAACCGCTTTATGACATCTTCCAAGATTATCTCATGCTTCTTCAGCATACGGTACATATCTGAGTTCTCCGAAATGATCTCGGTTGCTGTCTTCGCTCCTGCTCCGTCAAACCGGTATCTTTCCGTACCGAATCCGCATTTCAGAGACAGATAATTCAGATCATCATTGATTGCCTTACTGTGCTGTTCTACACGAAGGCTCATGTCCACTTCCTTGATCAGACCATTCTGGCTCTTATCATAATCTTCCGGAAGTGAATAGAACACGCTGTCATCCGGATCAAAGGTTGGAGATCCATCTTCGTTCGTCAGCATTTCCGGAGCGACAAAGATTCTTTTTCTTCCAAGATCAAACTCATTGCAGTAAGAATCAAACTCCATGTCCAGCTTTTTAAGCGTATCGATGGCATTTGCAAAAATCGCAATTCCCATTGGATTGCATTCATCCGCATTGTTTGTGATATTCAGTCTGTCAATGACAAACTGTGGTTCTATAGATCCCGTCTCTGTTCTGGCTGCCAGATTTGCAAATGGCTTAAGCTGTTTCCATTCCTGTTCTGTCAGCTCACGTCCTTCCGCACTGCCTTTCGTGCATTCCAGGACGCTATTTTCAATCACATACATTCCTTTTGACTCAATCCTGTGAAACTGAATCTGCACATATTTCTTCTGACGAACTGTATGCACAAACGTAAAAATGCACTCCGTAACCTCCCCGTTATTCCAACTGACCGGATAGATGTTCTTGGCATCTACATAGTTAATTCCGATCTCACCTGCAGATATCGTCCCATCCTCCTGCACAACCGCATTGTACAGATAAGGGATATATGCCACGGTCCCGGAATACGCTTTCCGTTCCTGGTAATCATTTCCCATAACCAGAAAATGATTGTTATCCAGAACCTTCCGCACAAATTCCTGTGTCGTTTCGTCTTCCAGTGTGATCATAACTCTCTCATTCAGCAGCAGATCAGCAATATCTTCCGACAGCTTCTTTGCCATTCCCATGCTTTTCCTGCGACATCGTTTACTTGTCCCGCGTCCGGTATACACCTTGTAGAACGTAAACTGCCGGACATTGGAATTATACCAGCTGATCCACACATCGATCTTCCGGTAGAACGAAGCATCCACCGTATCAATCCCCTTTTTCCTAAAATAATTAAAGATATTCATCCTCTTCTCTCACCTCCCTGCTGCTGATATCACCTATATTCACATCATCCTCGACTATATCCGATGGCAGCCAATGTTTGATCTTACTCCATGCGCCCATAACCACATAGCGTATGGCATCCATGCAGTGATCCGCTTCCTTTACCGGCACTTCTTTCCCCTTTTCGATGGATTTCTTATCATACTCGTATGTTCCAAACTCCTGCACTGCGTATTCCTGCTTCGGGGAGATCGACATAATATCGAATACCAGTGCTTTCTGTACCCGGCTGATTCCAAGAGCCACATCATTTTCCGCATCCCGCAAGAATACCTGACAGTCCAGTCCGGTTCTGGTGGCTCTTCTAACCTCTTCTGCCAGACCTTTTGCAGACGGATCCAGAAAAATATAAAAGATCCGGTTTTCATACTGTTCATGTAACTCATCCATGAACTCAACCAGATCTCTTGCATATTCAGACGGGCTCTTCTGTCTTCCAGATTCCCGTCCACTGTGATAATACTCTCCAAGTCCCGGAAATTTCTTCCGGTAAGTGTCCAGACCAAACGCTTCAAATGTTGTTGCATTCTGCTGACCATAGTCACCGCCAATGTAAATCCGGTCATATCTTCTGTCCGGATCCGGCTTCTTTCTGTGCCGATCAGAAAACATATAATAGATCAGCTCATCCACGCCGATCGCTTCACCGAGCCATACCCACCGGTACATTTTCGGATCTGCTTTCTTCATCATCTCAGCGGATGCAATCAGGTCAGGACCTAACCAGTCCACTGGCACATCCCGGTAATCCGTGTGAATATGGATGCAGTCTTCACGCTTCTCCATCTTCTTGCACCACAAGTTGATCGGAGCATTCGGATTCTTTGGCGGGTTATACAGATAAATCATCTGGAACCCACCTTTATTTCCACGGACGAACGTTGCCTCAATGTTGGTCAGCTCATCTTCGCCCTCACCATCATCAAAGAACTCTGTCAGCTCATCCAGTACAACCAGCTTGATCGGCTTATCCTCATCGATAATACCTTTCGTATCGTCAATACCGTCTGATCCGGCGAAGTACATCGTTGTCCCGTACTTTTTGTAAGTAATCTCCATCGGGGATTTTGTAATCCGAAACTTGTTTTTCGGTATCTGCAAACGGCTGATTCCGCGCAGCATTTCTTTGTATACCGTCTTCCGGAGCTTGTTATGATGCTTACGCAGCACAACAACGGACCCATTGGCATCCGATACAAGCTGATAATCTGACCGGATGGAAGCATAACTGGACTTTGTTCCTGCTCTCCCAGAAGTCAGGATGATGTGCTTGATACTCCGGTTGTTAAATATCTGCAGATACTTCGGAATTATGATCTCCGATATCCGGACCTGTTTCTTCTGGTGCGTCATTGATAATCTCTACTCCTTCATCCTCATGCTCGCCATGACCTGAACTTCTGCGGATTTTCTCGGTATCCGCTGCCATTCGCTCTGTCCGGCGTTTCTGCTCTGCATCATCGGCAGCAGTCTGTGCATTCTGTCCGGCATACTGCGCCACAAAATACGCAGCCTTTGTATTTCCTGCCATTGCTTCCTTGATCTGCGCCATAAGCAAAGCCGATTCCAAAGTACACTCAACACCGAGTGACTCTAAAACCGGCTTCCATTCTTCGTTATCTATTTCGGCAGTGAGCAGTAGGTTTAAGGTCTTCCGGAAATCCGCCTTCCTGCGTCTTGCCTGACCACTTGCTTTTCCTGCCTTTTTTGCCAATTCCCGGCGCTCTTCCGGGGTTCTCTTCTCATTTGCATCTCTTATGTTTTCATATCCTGCCACTTCACCACCTTCAATTCTGGTTTATTTTTAATGGATCATACAGGTATCGAACCTGTGACATTTCGCTTATGAGGCGAATGTTCTACCATTGAACTAATGATCCGGATTTTGCGTATTAGAAAAGCACCCCGAAGGATGCTTTTAACTAACATTTATTATGCTTTTTCTTGTATTCCAAAATCTCTTTTCGCTCTTTCTCCCAATCTATCTTTACTAATCTGTCAAGTTCCAAATCCGCAATAGAGCTATCTTTATATATCTTTTTCTCATACGCCCAATGTCTTTGCCTTATTTCTCTCAGCTCAGGGTCTTTGATCCTGCTGATTTCTTCGTTATTCAACGTATCTTTATACTGTTCTTCTTCACTTAACCATTCTGACATTTTCATCACCCTTTCACCATATTCTATACTTATTATAATAAATATCGTATAGCCTGATAATACGCAACGAAAAAGACGACCTGTCACCAGATCGCCTATTCCAATACTGAGGAAAAATTCTCTTATGAAAAAGATCGTATCGAAAACCATGTCTCTGTTTTTTCGATGTTATCATATTACTACTTTTCATCCGGACATTGTGGGACATTTTCAAAATATCTTTGAATTTTTTTACGGACGTTCTCATCTGTGTACCGGATTCGGCGTTTCGGGAACATTTTGTTCATCTGATCTGCAACCTTTGGATACGATAAATCATCCAGAAAATACAGTCGGAAGATAATCCGCAACTCACTCTTCTCGATGGATTCTATGTACTCTTCCACCTGGATTGTCATTTCCAGAAGTTCTTCCTCCAGCTCCTCAAGCCTTCTGGTTCGCTTATTCAGCAGTTGCTCTTTTCTGAAGATCACACCAACCGGTCTGCCAGTGATCTTCACCGTACCAAGTGGCTTCTTGCCCTTCTTACCACATGATACCGAAT